GATACGTTTCTTACATGAAAGCCGTGGCTTAAAAGTAGCTATGGACACCGAGGCTTATATCTTTCAGAATCACGACGAAGAAGTTGCCATAGTAAACAATCAGATTACAAACTACAGGACTAATTGCTGTGGTTGTATTTATCATGGTAACGGCGGTAAGGAAGCTAAAGAAAAGTTCAATAGGATTGTTGCTGAACTTGGATATGCAGAAGAAATAAAACAGCCTACCGCATACCTAATGACTTTAAGCTATGATATAGTTGCACCTGAGATTATTGTAACAGACTTCTTGACAGAAAGTCAATGTCAATACATCATAGATAAGTCAGAGCAATACGGAAACTGGGGCTACATGGAAGGCGATAAGTTTCCAGCCCAAGAGATCCGACTAAAGAAACTTGGTCTATGGGAAGAGTACGAAAGGCTCTGGAAAGAGAAGCTGGGTAGAATATCAGAACTTCATTGGGAACCCATGCAGCACATTGGTTTACGTGATGCCTTCACAATGAAATATACCCCTGATACTCAGAAGTCATTAGGCTTACATACTGATGCATCTCTTGTTACTGGTAGCGTAAAGTTAAATGAAGACTATGAGGGTGGAGAGCTTATATTCCCACGACAAAACTTTAGTAATATAAATGTGCCACTAGGTAAGTGCATCTTGTTTCCAAGTGAGGTTACTCATGGGCATCATGTACCAGATATACTCAAAGGTACAAAGTACAGCCTGACAATGTGGACCTCTCGTTTTGAAGGTGATGTAAACTAGGAGTTATAAATGTTTGGCACTAGCCCTTTTGCTGCCGCTACCTTTGCAGGTATGGGGTCAGAAGAATATGAACTTACGGCTAGTGCCATTACTACAGGCGCTCCTTCCGTACCAACTGTTGCAATGTCAGAAGAGGAAACACTAGCCACCACTGGCGAGTTAGTCTCTGGTTCACCAACTTTAGGTACTGGTGTATTTAATCAAGGTCAGACACTGAATGCTACAGATATAACTACTGATGTGCCAAGTGTATCATCTATAGTAATGTCGGAAGAAGAGACATTTTCTACTAGCACTATAAGTACTGGTAATCCCTCTTTGGGTAATCCTTCATTTGTACAGGCTATACCTATATTGGTTGGGGATTTATCTATTGGTTCTCCTACACTAGGTACTTCTACTATAAACCAAACTCACGTTATTTCTATCGGGGCTTTGGATACTGGTGTTCCAAGTGTACCTGCAATAGCAATGTCGGAAGAAGAGACACTAGCTGCTAGTACAATAACTACTTCTGCACCTGATATTAATACAGCAGATATAACAGAAAATAACGTACTCTCTGCTGCGACAATTTCTACTGGTGTCGTTTCTATTCCCGACATAACCATGTCAGAGGAAGAAACATTTTCTACTGGTGCCTTAGAGGCTAATAGTCCAAGTCTTGCCACCACCATTATAAATCAAGATCACATTATTTCTATCGGTGCCTTAGATACAGGCAATGTAAGTGTTCCTGATATAAGTATGTCAGAAGAGGAAACTCTTGGTGGTAGGGACATTAATGCAGAGGACCCCGAAACACCAAGTGCAGATTTTGCTCAAGGTCATAACTTTAATACAACTGAGTTGTCTACTACACCAAGTGTACCTTCTGCTAGTATGTTCGAGGATGAAACATTCTCTACAGGAAACCTAGATACTGGTGCAGTAAGTATAGATACAGCGAACTTTGTACAAATACAGGACTTAGGCACCGCAGATAATATTACAACTGGTTTACCAAATGTTGTATCTGTTGACTTTACTCAGGGACATACTCTTCAAACAGGACCCTTAGACACAGGTGAGCCAGAAGTTGACCGTGCCTTAAAAACTGGGGATCACAACTTTACTGCACCAGAGTTTCTAATGAATGGTCACATATTGGGTACGGCATTTTTTAATCCAGCTTTAGGAAGAACAGTATCTGGCAATAAAGAAAAAATAGGTAATAGGACAGACTTTAAATCTGGTAACAGCGCCACAACAACAACTGGTAATAGGATCAAGGTGGGATAATGGCCTTTAGGATTAAAACGAATGACACCTCTCCGAAGCTAGGTGTAACGCTGAAAGATGCAGATGGAAATGTGGTAAGTGTTGCTGGCGGTTCCGCAAGATTTCATATGAAAGCATATGGAGCCACTACTTTAAAGATAGATTCGGCTGCAACTATAACCGATGCAACTAACGGTAAAGTAGAGTATGTCTGGACATCTAGTGACACAAATACCGCAGGTACTTACTACGGAGAGTTTGAAATTACTTATGGTGATTCCAGTGTAGAGACTTTTCCTAACAAGGGATATTTTACAGTTATTATACAAGAGGACTTAGATTAATGGCAAAAGGGTTAGCTGCAAAAGTAAAAGAACATAACGCTAAGTCTAAGTACAAGGTTACAACTAGCATGTTACAGTCTGTTTATAACAGAGGTGTAGGTGCTTATAAAACTAACCCATCTAGCGTAAGACCTAATGTTAGCAGTCCAGAGCAATGGGCAATGGCAAGAGTAAATAGCTTCTTAAAGATTGTAGCTGGCTCCAAGTCACCAAAGCACGACAAAGACCTGCTACCTGCTTCTCACCCTTCCAGCACTAAGAAGATGGATGATGGGTACTATGTTGACAAAGCTGACAAACCCCTAAACAAACCTTTCCGATTACCAGCAGGTTCCAGTAAGAAGTTTGGTGTATATGTAAAAGATGGTGACAAAACTAAGAAAGTTACATTCGGGGACCCTAATATGGAAATTCGCAGGGATGATCCAAAAGCAAGAGCCAATTTCCGCTCTAGGCATTCCTGTGATACAGCAACAGACAAGACTTCCGCTAGGTACTGGTCTTGTAGAATGTGGAGTGGAGCTACAGTGGGAAGCATAACAAAAGATATAGAAGGTAAGATCCTAAAGGCCGACGAAGAACAACGTATGGTATATGGTTGGGCCTCAGTAGTAACCGAAAAGGGTGAAGCTGTAGTTGACCGCCAAGGGGATGTTATCGAACCAGAGACACTTGTACGTGCCGTAAATAAGTTTATGGAGCATGTTCGTGTCGGTAAAGAAATGCACAAGGGGGATCAAATTGGGGCGGTTATTCATTCTATGCCAGTCACCAAAGAGATTGGCGAAGCCCTTGGCATCCAGTCTGACCGTGAAGGTTGGGTAGTGGCCTTTAAGGTCTACAACGATGACGTTTGGGAAAAAGTCAAGACTGGTGAATTAGCCGCCTTTAGTATTGGTGGTCGAGCCGTAAAGGAGGATTATGATGCCTAATTTACTAAAACAACTTGAACTTGACGAACTATCTCTGGTTGATCGGCCAGCCAATGCACAGGCTATGGTATCCTTGTTCAAGAGAGACAATTCCGAAGAGGAAACAATGGAAAAAGCATATAACATGACGGAAGATCAAGAGAAAAACTTGGATAAACTTCCACCAGCACTTCGTGACAAAATCCGTGAGAATATGGATAAGGGCATGTCTTATAATGACGCTATGAAAATGGCAGAAGAGGACATGAAAAAAGCAGAAGATGCAATCTTGGAAGAGTTACAAATCGAGACCCTGAAAGCAGAGAACGAAGATCTGCGTAAAGCTCTTATCGACAATGGCTTTGTAATCAAAGCTGAGTCAATCGAAAAGAAAGCAGAGCCTGAGTACCTAGAGTACGAAGGTGAGCAAGTAAACAAAGCTGATATCCCAGCAGTAATCTTGAAAGCCTTGGAAGAGGCAGAGGTTGCTAAGGCAGACGCAGAGTTGACTAAGAACGCAACAGAAGCACTACCTCACTTTGATGTAGATGTTGCTAAGTCACTTGTAGCTAAACATGCTGACGATGAAGCTGTAATGAACGTCTTGAAAGCCGCTGACAGTGTGTTCGCAGGTAAGATGGAAGAAGTTGGAAAGTCTGATGCAGACGGAGAGTTTAGCTCTGCTGCTGATGCACTGGACGCAATGGTTAAATCCTACATGGATGAAAACTCAATGAAGAAGTCTGAGTACGCTAGAGCCTACGCTGCTGTCGCAAAGACAGAGAATGGTAAAGCACTCATTACAAAATCCTATAAGGGGGAATAAAGATGGCTGTAATGCAAAGCCGTGATACACGCACAATGGTAGCTGGGGAAGATCTGTCTGCCAAACAATTTAAATTTGTAACTCTTGAGAGTGACGGAGAAATCGACGTTGCTGACGCTGCTGGTGAAAACTGCTTTGGTATTCTGCTAAATGCACCAACCGCTGGCGCTGCTGCAACTGTGGCAGTCTCAGGAAAAGTAATGGTAGAAGCTGGTGGAACTATTGCCGCTGGTGCATCCATTCAGACCGATGCAAATGGTGATGCGCTCACCGCAGCTTCTGGTGATGTTGTTATGGGTTATGCTTTGGAAGCAGCAGTAGATGGTCAGATCATGGCTATTGAACTGATCCAAGGTGGGAATGTAGTAGCGTAAGCTGCACAAGAAAGGAATAATTAAATGCCTATGTTGACACCAAGTGCGGTCCATATTGACCAGCCACTTACAAACTTGACCATTGCTTATGTTCAAGATCAAAATGCGTTCATCGCTGATAAAGTATTTCCTGTAGTTGGCGTTGAGCGTCAGTCAGACAAATACTACATCTATGACCGTGATAACATGAACCGTACAGGGGACGTTAAAGCCTTAGCGCCTCGTACAGAAGTAAACCGTATCGGCATGTCACTGTCAAACGCCAGCTACTTTGCTGACGTATATGGCCTTGGTATGGACTTCGATGAGCAAACACTTGCTAACGAAGATGCAGCCTTGGACATTCGTTCCGCTGGCGCACAAACATTGACAAATCGTTTGTTGATTCATCGTGAAGAGCAGTTTGCTGACACCTTCTTTAAAGCTGGTGTTTGGGGAACAGACAGCACATTGTCAGGCACCTCACAGTGGTCAGATTACACTAACTCTACACCAATCCAAGCTGTAACTGATGCTCGTCGTTCAATGCAACTGGCATCCGGTGGCTTTAAGCCAAACTGTATGGTTGTGGGTAAAGAGGTTCGTGACAAGCTGATTAACCACCCAGACATTCTGGCACGTTTAAATGGTGGATCGACTGTATCAAACCCAGCTTTGATTACAGATGCTAAACTGGCAGAAATCTTTGAGGTAGAATCATTCTATGTCATGGAAGCTGTTAAGAACTCTTCTGTTGAAGGTGTTGCTGAGTCAAATGCCTTTATCGGCGGTAAGAATGCCCTGTTGGTACACAAGGCACCTAACGCTGGCTTGATGACGCCAATGGCGGGTGGAACCTTTGCATGGAACAACATTCCATCAGCAAACAACTTGGGTATCACTGTTGAGTCATACTCAGACGATGCCTTGAAGCGTATGCAGGTTGCAGAGCATATTCAAGTTAAAATGGCCTATGACATGAAAGTCACTGGCGCTGACTTGGGTTTCTTGTTCGTAAACGCTGTAGCTTAATGTTACTGGGGTGGGGGCTTAGGTTCCCACCCTATTCATATATAGGATCTGACAATGTATAACTTACCTTTTCAATTTGACCTGCCCGTATTCGTCAAGATGGAATTTAATGCCAATGGTCGAAACTGGTCACGACAAGATCATTTCCCTTGGAAAGAAGTGGGAGTAGCCACAGATAAAGTGATGCAGCTTTATAACATGGGCTTTTTATACCACAATGAAGAACTATCTAGTAACATGAAAGTAGGGGATGGGTTAGAGTCACTTGACTCAGGTGGCTTAAATGCTTTGGTTGATGAAATTAACCGTAAAGTAAAAGCTAAAACATCTACTGAACAAGCGTTTACTAAAAAGAAGTGTAAGAAGTCTAAGATATTAGATAAGCAAAGAGGCTTGATACGGTCTTGGCGTAGAAACTATGGTGAATTAGAGGTATAATACATGGCTTGGTCCTATGATGAACGAAACCTAAATACGACAACAGAACTTGGTCGTTTAAATGCTACTAGGTTCCTCATTGGGGATACTAATGAGCTAGATGAGCAAGTGCAAGACGAAGAGATAAAATTTACTCTTACACAGGCTAATGACAATACTTACTTAGCAGGGGCTTTCCTATGTAGGACTATTGCTGCTAAATATGCACGTAACGTAGACGTAGAGATTAGTGGTGCTCTTAAAGAGAGTAGCTCACAAATACAAGCCCACTATTTAGAACTGGCAGAGGCACTAGAGTATCAAGCTCAAAAGACTGGCGGTTTACTTGGTATCAAGGCTGGTGGAATTAATAAAACAACTGTTGAAACAGTTAGAGAGAACACAACCCGTGTAAGACCCGCATTCAATAAGGACCAATTTAAGGTTGACG